TCAATTCCTTCCCCTGATTCTTAACGTACCTACGGCATGGGAAACAAAATGCCAAGTAAAATTGGCTGCTGACAGAGCGCCATCAGCAATTATTTCCACTGCCTCTTTCTCTCCGACATCCTGCCTCATCCATTCGCGTGCTGCTTCCGGCGTCAGAACCAGCGGCCGGCGGTCGTGAATATCGACCAACTCCTGATCGGCCGCAGCGGTCACTATCAAAAATCCTTCGGCTTCGTCGCCGCGCTCAAAAGGCACGCTGCCGATCGCTGCCATGAATATTGGCAGGTCATCAGCACGATGAATGAAATAGGGCAGCTTCTTGTCTACTTCTCGCTTCCATTCAAACCATCCATCGGCAAAGCAGATCGCTCGACCGTGCTGCCACAGGGGTTTAAACATCCTGCTGTTGGCTGCGGTCTCAACCCTGGCATTAATCAATGGCGGTTTATCCCACCACCCTGGCGCGTAACCCCAGTGGACCGGATCGAGGTGCAGCTGTTCATCGCGTTCGCTCAGGAGCAAAACTTTAGTCCCTGGCGCCACGTTGTACCGGCTGATTGGTTCTGGATCATAGGCGATGTCACGCTCAGCTTCTTCGGCAAGGTAAGCCAGATATTCTTCGCGTGTCTGTGATTGGACAAATCGTCCGCACATGGTTACCTCTAGTAGTCGTTTTGAAAGTATAGAAGACAGAAAATTGAGCATTTCTTAGGGAGGAAAATAGCCCCGGAGTAGTTGTTATTGATGGGGTTTCTCCCCCGTTTCACCCCACTAACTCCCCACTCAAAAAGCAGGCATAAAAAAACCAGCCTTAAAAGGCTGGTTTCTCTGGGATTTTGGGTCGGCACGAGAGGATTTGAACCTCCGCCCCCGACACCCCATGATGGCGCTTAAAAAATCAGCTTGATGGCATCCCACCATTTGATTAAAGCAGCAATTACACCACCACTCACAATGAAAGCAATGATAAAGGGATTATCTCTCGCAAGCTCAGGTATAGCTGCTAACTTGAAGCCATATTTGTCTGAAAAAGTAGCATTTGTTTTTAATTTGTTTGCATGGAGACGATCGAAAAAGTTATGGAAAATATCGACTTTCGCAAGAGTCGACCGATCTAGTTTCAAAAAATCTCCATTTTCAAAAGCATCTGCTTCTTCTCTGCCTTGTAAAGAATCTCTACTGGTAATCCGATTCATTTCCATCAGGCTCATGATCCTGCCGCGTTTTCCTGTGTTAGGACAGGTATGAGGCGCATATCCAGGACCATAAAGGTTTATTAGTACTCTTGCAAGGTCGAGTTTACGGTCGTCTTGAAGAATAAAGGGCTGACCGCCTAACACCTTGAATCGATGCTCAAGAGCTGGGAAACCGTATGATTTATCACGCATGTTCCAGTGGATAAATGTTGAGTCCGCATGATTTTGTAGAAAGGTAAAGTATTCAGAAAGCAGATGTTTTTCTATGACATCTAAATTAGCCTGGATCTGATTCTGTAGACCTAATAATTCTGCAGAAGAGTGCAGTGACCAAGACTGAGTCTGAGCTGAATCAAGGTTACGAACAGCAATAGACGTCACTCTACGAGATTGCCCGGAAGTGTTGTCGTAAAAGGACTCGCAGGAGTAATGAACGATATAATTACGTAAGGCATTTTCGTAAGCTTTGTTAACATCTTTCTTGCTTTGCGATCGTCTGCGAACGCGAAGTAACTCAGAGGATGCCATTATTATTCCTTACTATCGACATAAAAAAACCCGCTTGCGCGGGCATTTGTATCATTAAGAGCCGCGGCTCCTTTGCGTATCCTTTTATGTCTCCTCACCGTCTGGTCGGTGTCCTGCTGAGACTGCTAACTTCCTGTTATTGCTAGTGATGTCCTATCACTGTCCAATCATGATTGGTGGAGCTGGCGGGAGTTGAACCCGCGTCCGAAATTCCTACATACTATTTTTATCATAATAAAAACAGTTGTTTGTGTTTAAAAACAGTAGGTTAGTGTTATTTGGTTTTTGCCTGTTTTATCGCTTTTTAATCCTTTGCCGCCAAGTTGCCGCCATCTATAGTGAGTGATTTAGTTCTATTTTTTGATGTTTAAATAACCTATCCACCAGTAATTCCAGTTTATAAAAATCCGTCAGAGGATAAAGATTAACAATATCTTCTTCAAAGTTCGCTATACCAGATAATTTTTCTTTTTTCTTTAAATAATCAATGGCTTTTTTCTGTTCATTTGATATATCAAACTGATTTTGATAATCCAAAGTTTTTAGTACTTGCCATGACATTGGTGCTGTAAACTCAAAGTATGACCCAAGTTTCGGACAGAATTCATGCTGAATAGATTGCTTATAAGTTGCTTTAGGGGGAAGTACAACATTTACTGAATATTTACTACTGCGAGATTTAGGCATTTTTGTAGAGTAATACGCTATTCCAGCAATGGGCGATTTAGAACGACGACCAATCCATTGCATCAATAAATTAGGTATTATATATTCGGTTGTGAACGATGAATTATCAACGCGTTTTAAATAACTGCAGGCAATCAGCAAAGGCCAAAATATTAGATATGAAGCTTTGGTTCTGTTCTCTTGATATATATCATCGTCATTTTCTGTAGTTTTTATAGGAAGTGATAGGTGTGGTGATGCAAAATTTAGTATTTTAGAATTATTGTCATTGGTTATAAATGAAGAGATATATAGCTTGTCAAAATCTGGTTTACCCATTTCTTGCCAGCAAACATACAGTGATGTGCCAAGGTATAAACATGGTTGTCCTGCTACAGAATATCTCTGGGCGTTAACTAAATGTCTCTTTGAAAAAGGAATATGGAATATTTGCTCATGTTTTACTAATGGTGTCTCTGATTTTCTTACTCGATAAAGTGGTTTTTTTTCATTGCATATATCTTTTAATAAAACACTGATATGATTAAGTTTTGATATAGTGGCTTCTTTGGACATTATCTCATCAAATGTATCGTATGCTTGTTTTATGTCTCCAGATAAAAATTCTTCAAAAGTTTTTTGTATGTATGAGTGTATGCGCTCTACTTTTGTATGTAATCCATTGAGATATTTTCCGCAACCATTTATATCTTCTTTGATAGATTCATTGATGAGATTCATGTAAGTTTTACAGCGATTAGAAAAGTCACTGGCTATGTCGCCCTCAATATTGAAAGGAGGATTTAGAACTTCGTGTTTTAATAATTTTTCTAAAAAATTATTAATCCATACGGTGTTTTTTTTCTCTTCTTCTATTTTTTGTTCATTCAGTTTTATTGTGTCCATATTCTACTCTATAAAATTTAAAGGGTTTTTAGTTACCGCATCCCCCAGGTGCTCTGGAGAAAAATGCGCGTAAATCATCGTCATCTTTATATCGGCATGGCCAAGAATATCGCGCAGTACAAGTATATTTCCGCCGTTCATCATAAAATGGCTGGCGAATGTATGGCGCAGCACATGTGTGCACTGGCCCTCAGGCAAGTCGATACCGGCTCTTTTTACTGCACGCTCAAAAGCTTTTCTGCATGGGATGAATAGTTTCCCCTTGTTTTTTGGGAGTTCGTCATACAGCGCATGAGATATTGGTACGGTTCGGTTTTTCTTGCCTTTGGTTTTGGTATAGGTGATCCGGTATTTTGATAACTGATGGCCCTGCAGGTTTTCGGCTTCACTCCAGCGTGCGCCGGTAGCCAGGCAGACCTTAGCGACCATTAAAAGGCTGGGGCTTTGAGAGTCAGCGCAGGCATCAAGTAAGCGTTTAATTTCGTCCGGGGCCAGGAACGCCAGTTCTCCCTCTGCTATTTTGAATGTTGGCAGCCCGGCGAGCGGGTTAGGCGCTGACCAGTGGCCCAGCTTTTTCAGGGTGCCAAAAACTGATGATAAGTTACGCTGTTCTAGGTTTACCGTGCGGGGCTTTACTGGCGACATCAGCGCGCCGTCTTCGTTACGTACTTCACCTTTTAATCGTGCTTCGCGATATTTTGTAAAGTCACCGGCGGTTAACTCAGAGGCGACGGGATCGCCCAGGCCATTGCAGATAATATTCAGTTTCGCCATCAGGCGTTTGGGGTCTGCGAGCGTCTGCCCGTAAAGGGAGTGCCACAGCTCAATCAATTCTGACAAACGCCGCCGATCTTCCTTTTCACCCAGCCACGGCTTTTTGTTCACTTCATCCATAGTGAAGTTTTCGAATGCTATAGCCTCGCCCTTTGTCGCAAATTGCTTGCGAACGCGCTTGCCGTCACGCCCGTTCGGATAGCACTCGCACAACCACTTTCCGTTAGGCTGTTTTCTGATGGTCATGTTCAGATGCTCTTTATGACTTTAACTGCCCTGCCTACGACCTCAATATCATCAAGGCTGCACTCAAAAGATGATTCTCCCTGCTGGACAACTAATCGATTACCGGGTATTCGTGCAAGCTTTGCCATCGTTTTTATCCCATCGATATCGACGAGCCATGTACCGTTTACTGGCGGAGTGCCGCTACGGTCAACGAGATAGGAACCATCATCCGTATGGATGAGCCACGGATTAGTTATGTTGTGAGGGATGAGGCTGTTATCTAGTATGACTTTTCCATGGTCAACTAAAGCTCCACCATCCAATGTGGCCTTGTCAATTTCAGGTGCTACTACCTCGGATAACGGTTTGATGTGGGAGTGGTTCACAAAACCAAAACTATTTTCCTGAGCATTATTATCATTTTTATCTCCCTGCCCGGTAGCTAACCAAAGTAGCGAAACCCCAGTTTCAAGAGCGCACTGTATAACCCATTCTGCGGGAAAACTATCCCTTAAATATCTGTTTGCCATAGTGCTTTTTGAAACAGAAAGATGGTCGCATAGTTGCTGTCGAGAGTTGAATTTATAAGCCTTAATCAGCCTATTGATTGCTTCACGTCCTCCGCTGTCGTTGCCAACCTTGATAGATCTCATAAGCAAAACCCTTGACGTATATAAAATGTGATCTTAGTATTCGATGGAGGTTAGAAAAACAAACCTCAACCAAATAAAACGAGATAAAACGAAACCAAACCAAGAGATACTGCACTATGAGCACAGATATTTCAATTCGTGTACCAAAAGAGATGGCAACTCCTGCAGAGTTCGCGGAATGGGAAGGTATTTCACGCGGTTCTGTTTATCAAAAAATCCACCATGGTAAACTCGCTAAGTACATGGTAAGGAAAGAAAAAAACAAAGGTCGTGTAAGTTTGCGTTACCTGATGTACAAAACCGATCAGGTTCGTGAGTCCCTTGGTCACTCCAACTTCCGCATCATCGTTGGTCAGTAAGTCCAATTATGAGAACTTTTGGAGCGACGAACATGTTTGATTTCAGGATTTCCAAACATCCACATTTTGAAGAGGCCTGCCGGGCTTTCGCGCTGCGTCACAACATGGCGAAACTGGCAGAACGCGCGGGAATGAATGTCCAGACACTGCGCAATAAGCTAAACCCGGACCAGCCGCACCAACTTACCGCACAGGAAATCTGGCTGCTTACTGATCTGACCGAGGATTCAGCGTTGGTTGATGGTTTCCTGGCGCAGATCCACTGTCTCCCGTGCGTGCCGCTAAACGAAGTCGCGCGCGAAAAGATGCCGGATTATGTTCTAAAAGCTACGGCAGAAATCGGCCGCGTGGCTGCCGGCGCTGTTTCCGGCGAAGCGCACACAACGGCAGGGCGCCGTCAGATTGTTGATAGCATCAATTCAGTTACTCGACTGATGGCATTAACCGCAGTGACGTTGCAGGCGCGCCTGCAGGCAAGCCCGGCGATGGCCAGCACTATTGATACAGTCACTGGCCTGGGTGCCTCGTTTGGTTTGATCTGAGGTGGCTATGTTGACTAAACAACCATCACTCGCATCGCTGCTCGTTAAGCAAAGTCCATCACCGCATTTCGGGCATGGCTGGATCATGGGTAAAGATGGGAAGCGCTGGCACCCGTGCCGCTCGCAGGATGCGCTGCTGGCTGAACTGCGTACTAATAAACAGGGGAAACCATGGCTATTGAAGGCGATTCTGCGACTGTTCCACTAAGTCCGGGACATCGGCTGGATGGCCTGAATCATATTGCAGAGCTAAGGGCGAAAGTATTCGGCTTGAATATAGAACCTGAACTGGAGCGTTTTATTAGCGATATGCGGGACCAGCGAGATATTAACCATAAACAAAATGAGCGTGCCTTAGCCGCCATATTCTTTATGGCTAAGATTCCGGCGGATCGTCATAACGTCAATATGAATGAGCTGACGACTGACGAAAAGCGGGAGCTGATAAAAGCAATGAACCATTTTCGTGCAGTGGTGAGCTTATTTCCAAAGCGGCTAACCATGCCGAATTAACCAGTAACAGAAATTAATGGCGTAAACCCGCCGGGCATTCTTTTGCCAAAATTCAGGAGAAACAACAATGCGAAATATAGAAACCCGTTCCAACAAAATCGGCCCGGATGATGCAGGTCTTAACCAGATACTGACAGAGGCCCGCATGGAAGAACGTCGTGCACGTGCTGCGGCAATGGCCGCCCGCCTTGATAGCCTGGCGTGTCACATCACATCGCGCCAGCTTAATCACGTTGAGGCGGCGGAGCTGTTGCGCGTTGCTGCGGAAAACATCCAGAACGAAGCGCAGGAGATCCACTGATGGCTGATTCTATGGACCTCGTACAGCAGCGCGTTGAAGAAGAACGCCAGCGGCACATCCACACCGCCCGCAGTAAAGCGCCGGGCGTTTCCCGCGTTTTATGCATCGAATGTGATGCGCCAATCCCGCCCGCTCGCCGCCGTGCGCTTCCCGGCGTGCAGTGCTGCGTCACCTGTAAGGAAATCGCAGAGCTGAAAGGCAAACACTACAATGGGGGTGCTGTATGAGCACCATCCTGAAATGGGCGGGCAATAAAACCGCCGTCATGCATGAGCTGAAAAAGCACCTGCCTGCAGGCCCGCGACTGGTTGAACCTTTCGCGGGTTCATGCGCTGTAATGATGGCGACAGAGTATCCTCATTATCTTGTCGCGGATATTAATTCAGACCTGATTAATCTTTATAAGCAGATTGCATTTGACTGTGAGAAGTTCATTTCAAATGCAAAACATTTCTTTTTAGGCACAAATAGCGCAGAGTCTTATTACAACATCCGTCAGGACTTTAATCATTCGTCTGAAATCACCGATTTCTGGAAAGCTGTATTTTTCCTTTATCTAAATCGCCACTGTTATCGTGGATTGTGCCGTTATAACAGGAAAGGTGAATTTAACGTTCCATACGGGAATTATAAAAAACCATATTTCCCGGAAGACGAAATCAGAGCATTTGCAGAGAAAGCAAAACGCGCCACCTTCATTTGTGCCAGCTATGAGGAAACTTTAGCGATGGTCAAAGTAGGTGATGTGATTTATTGCGACCCACCTTATGACGGAACATTTACCGATTATCACACTGATGGTTTCAATGAGCTTGAACAGCGTCGCCTGGCGACGACTCTTGATGTACTGGCATCAGCAGGCCATCAGGTTGTTGTGTCGAACAGTGAAACCGAGCTGACGAACGCGATTTACCAGAATTTTACCCTCCACCGTATTAACGCAAAACGCAGTATGGGTGTTGCCGGTGGTGATGGTAAGTCTGCAACTGAAATTATCGCTGTTTCTCAACCTCTGATCTGGTCAGGGTTTGATCTGGCAGCGTATCCAGTCGTGAGTGCGTCTTACGAAACTTTCCAAAGAGAGTATTTGTGTGAGCCATCACGACGTTAAAAACTACGGCGGCGCAGATGATGCCGCCGCTGCTTTTGTCTGGAATACCTCGAAAAAAGCGGTTAACCCATACACGGACCCGGCGGAAGTTGCGCCGGTATCTGCGCTTTCAAACCTGATCGCTCTCTACGCCAGCGACAACGAGCAGGAGCAGCTGCGGCGTGAGGCGATGAGCGATGAGGTCTGGGAACGCTATTTCTTCAATGAATCCCGTGATCCTGTCCAGCGTGAAATGGAGCAGGACCGGCTGATTAGCCATGCCAAAATGGCGCGCGAGCAGCAGCGTTTTAATCCCGATCTGGTCATTCTGGCTGACGTTAACGCCATGCCGTCCCATATCAGCAAGCCTCTGCTGGAGCGGATTAAATATTTCCATAGTCTGGGCAGAGCAAAAGCCTATTCCCGCTACCTGCGTGAAACCATCAGGCCGTGCCTTGAACGCCTGGAGCGCGTGCGTGCCAGCCAGGTTTCTGCGTCATTCCGGTTTATGGCGAGCCACGACGGGCTGGAGGGCCTGCTGGTTCTGCCGGAAATGAACCAGGATCAGGTTAAGCGGTTATCTACCTTGGTGGCGGCACACATGAGCATGTGTCTGGATGCTGCCTGCGGTGAGCTGTTTGCGGATGAAGACGTTACGCCGGAAGAGATCCGCCGGTCATGGGAAAGGGTGGCCGCTGAGGCCATGCGCCTTGATGTTATCCCGCCTGCTTTCGAGCAGCTGCGCCGTAAAAAGTACCGCCGTAACCCGGTCCCGTACGAACTTATTCCGGGTTCGCTTGCCCGTATGCTCTGTGCTGACTGGTGGTATCGCAAGCTGTGGCAGATGCGGTGTGAATGGCGAGAAGAACAGCTGCGCGCCGTCTGCCTGGTTAACAAAAAGGCGTCTCCGTATGTCAGCTATGAGGCCGTGATCCATAAACGCGAACAGCGCCGCAAATCGCTGGAGTTCTTCCGCTCGCATGAGCTGACCAATGAGCAGGGCGATACGCTGGATATGGAAGACGTGGTAAACGCCAGCAGCAGCAATCCGGCACACCGGCGCAACGAAATGATGGCCTGCGTTAAAGGGCTGGAGCTGATCGCAGAAATGCGTGGTGAATGCGCCGTGTTCTATACCATCACCTGTCCGTCACGCTTTCACGCAACGCTCAATAACGGCAGGCCAAACCCTAAATGGACCAGTGCCACGGTCCGGCAGAGCAGCGATTATCTGGTGAATATGTTCGCCGCCTTCCGTAAGGCGATGCACAAAGCCGGGCTGCGCTGGTATGGCGTCCGCGTTGCTGAGCCACACCATGACGGCACCGTGCACTGGCACCTGCTGTGCTTCATGCGCAAAAAAGACCGCAAGTCCATCACTGCGCTGCTGCGTAAATTTGCCATCCGTGAGGACCGCGAGGAGCTGGGAAATAATACCGGCCCGCGCTTTATATCTGAGCTGATCAACCCGCGCAAGGGGACGCCTACCAGCTACATCGCGAAGTACATCAGTAAGAACATCGACGGGCGTGGCCTGGCTAACGAAATCAGCAAAGAAACCGGCAGATCACTGCGGGACAATGCCGAACATGTCAATGCCTGGGCTTCGCTGCATCGCGTCCAGCAATTCCGCTTTTTCGGTATTCCGGGGCGTCAGGCATACCGCGAGCTGCGTTTGCTGGCAGGCCAGGCCGCGCGACAGCAGGCCGATATAAAAGCCGGTGCGCCGGTACTGGATAACCCGCGTCTGGATGCCGTGCTGGCGGCAGCCGATGCCGGGTGTTTTGCCACCTACATCATGAAACAGGGCGGCGTACTGGTTCCGCGTAAACATCACCTGGTCCGCACGGCTTATGAACTCAATGACGAGCCATCAGCCTATGGCGATCACGGCATCCGTATTTATGGCATCTGGTCCCCGATTATTGAGGGCCGGATTTGCACGCATGCGATGAAGTGGAAAATGGTTCGTAAGGCCGTTGACGTTCAGGAGGCGCCAGCCGACCAGGGCGCTTGCGCCCCTTGGACTCGTGGCAATAACTGTCCCCCTGTGGAAAAAATGAACGAAAACGGGGCAGGAAGCGGACCGGATTTACCGGATATTACAGGTATGGATGAGCGGGAGCTGCAGGATCATCTCCATAGCATGACTAAAAAGGAGCTGAGGGAGCTAAACGCACGGCTTCGCATGGTTAAGCCTAAGCGCCGGAAAGGGTACAGGCTGGAAGTGGGTAATCAGCAGCACCTGCAACTGGAGTATGAACTTAAATCGAGAGGCTTTGATGGTTCGGAGGCGGAGATCGATCTGCTTCTGCGCGGTGGCAGTATTCCATCCGGTGCCGGTCTGCGTGTCTTTTACCGGAACCAAAGGCTGCAGGAAGATGATAAATGGCGCCAGTGGTACTGATAGAGGGGACGCATTTTTCGCCTTTTTTCTGCTACATCGGACACATCTGATTGAATGATAAAAAGTATTTTACAACTTAAAAAACGTATTATACTGTATGTATATACAGTGCTTGGTTGTCCGTATGTAGGGATGTGGCATTACATATCCTGTAGTGAGGATCGGAGGGAAAATGCAGGACTATCTTTTGGAGTCGTTGAAGCTCCAGCGTATTGATTTTTTTATCAAGCTTGTAGCGGCTAGTGAGTGCAGCGATGAAGAGAAGCGGCTTGCTATCCAGTGGGTCTCAGAGCTGACTGATGAATTAATGGCGAAAATCCGTAGCCATGAGTACAGCCGGTCAATGGATGTTTCCAGTTAGGGGGATGATCTCCATGCGTGTCGAAATAATGATTGATAAAGAGCAGAAAATTAGCCAGACGACACTGGAAGCACTTGAAACCGAGCTTTACCGCAACCTGCGCCCTTTGTATCCCAAAACGGCGATCCGCATTCGCAAAGGCGGTGCCAACGGTATCGAGCTGACCGGCTTAAAACTTGATGAGGAGAAGCTGCGGGTAATGGAAATTATGCAGCAGGTCTGGGAAGACGACAGCTGGTTGCATTAACAAAACGTTGCAGGCGATAAAACTGGTTTTTACCGCCTGCAAGGTTGAACAACGAGCAAGGCGAGGCGTTAGGCTATGGGGTCTAAAGACAGTAATTATCAGGTTATTTATCGCTATGAGCCGCTGCCGAAGTTTGTTCCGGGGGGGTGGGTGCTTTTTCAGCGGCCAAAATCCTGCGGCGGCGGGTTCTGGCTGGGTAAAACCTATGATGGTGTTTTTATGCTTGAACTTGATCACCCCGTTCCCTTGAGGGAGGGGATTAAGCACATCATTGTCTCATCTCGAGTGGCTGAAAACTTCATGGATTTTGACGAGGATTTCAGACTAACCTAAAAAAACAAGAGTGCATGACTATGCCGCATGAATCTGCATGATCGTTTGAGGATCGTTTTAGCTCCGGCCCGCCAGTTCTGGCGGGCTTTTTCATATCTCATGCACCTGCATGAAAACCACTACACAAAGCGGGCAGGCGTGGCGGGGATACGAGCGCGCGGCGAACTTAAGAATAGCGGCTAGTAAGTTAGCAACAGTAAGATTTAGTACTTGTGTAAGAAGTAAGTATACAATTAATATGGTTTTACATATCCACTAGGCGCAGATACAAGATGGGGCCAATAAAAATTTATTCTTGCGGTACGTATCATCCATGGAGATACCGCGGTGCGCGTAACCCAAAGTCGGGTGACAAGCTTTCGAAAGCAATGATGGATTTGAAGGACGCTACAAATTCAGGTCATTCAAAGGCAGTTCTTACGTTTAGCCAATTGATGATAAATAGTCTTAAGGGCTATGTCATTGGTAAAGTATCTTTTACCGATGTACCTTTCGAGATTACTATTGTACCTTCTCATGCCCAAGGTAGAGTATCTGAAGCTTTGATCTCCATTGCAAAGGAAATTGAAAAAAAATATACAAACGCTGTTTTCAACCAATCTCTGCTAAGAAAAGTCACAGTGGTAAGTGCCCACAAAGGAGGTGGGGATCGTTCGGTAGAACATCATATGTCAACTATTTCAGTGTCATCAGATGTTACTGATAAGGTTATTCTTCTAATTGATGATGTTACAACGACAGGGGGGAGTATGACAGCGTGCTATCATCTGTTAAGATATGCAGGGGCTAAGTCAATATTGCCTTTGGCTTTACTTGAAACAGCAAATTATGAGGAGTGAAATAATGCACCCTTCCGAAATTAAGATTCTGTTAGGTCTATCTTTGCAGGTTGATAGATTGGTATCAGAACAAGGGGTGTTTAAATTATTTAATGAAATCCCATTTCATAAATTATCTAATGAGCATGAGTTAGTTGAGTATATTAATTTCACAGGTTTTCTAAAATCCCCTTTCACGGTGTCCTCATTACATAAAGCAGAAGAATATTTAAACAAGCATTTGTCTTTAGGTGTTGTTCCAATTCCTTTTGGTGACAATAAATACCCGGTTTGCTTAGCTATTACACCGAATCCACCCGCAATGTTATATGTCAAGGGTGATGTAAACATCCTTAATGAAATGCCGGGGGTTGCAATTGTTGGATCTCGGGATGTTTCTGCTGCAGGAGAAGAAATTACAAAGAGAATTACTAAAAAAATTTGTGAGATGGGATTGGTTATTGTAAGTGGTTTGGCTATTGGTACGGACACAAATGCACACAAAGCAACACTTAACGCAAAGGCTAAAACAATAGCTGTACTAGCGCATGGCTTAGAAATTGCTAAGCCTAAACAAAATGCGAGATTAGCAAATGATATTTTAAATAATGGTGGGGCATGGATATCAGAGTATCCTGTCGGTAGACCAGCATTTAAACAATCCTTTGTCCAACGTAATAGGATTCAGGTGGGTTTGTCTGCTGTATCTATTTTGATTGAAGCTGCAAAAAACAGTGGGACTATAACTCAGGCAGATTTTGCTACTAAGGCCTTAAGGCCAATCTTTGCTGTCGTTCCTCATAAACCAGATAATCCATTAGGACTTAATTGTGAAGGCACGCAACAATTAGTAGATAATGAACAAGCAAAGCCCTTACGAACCAGTCAGGATTATGATGATTTATTAGCCGTTATTTCTAATTCTATAGATAGGATAAAAGTAAATTCGGATATTTACAGTACCAACGTTAATAATTATTTATTTTAAAGGGCAGTGACTATCTGCCCTGTTTAATTAGCTTTCTAATTCGTATGTGTTGAATTTTATTAATTCTATGTCAATCCAATTGTTAATTTCCATAAGTCTTTTTTGTAATGGGATTAATTCATTTCGAACAAAAACCTTGCTAGCCTTCTCCACATCCCCAAACCCACCAACATTATTCGGCATAATCCCCATCATCTGCGGCGGTACACGGTGCGCTGCCATCATGTCATCCCGGCTGACGTTCTTAATGTTCAAAAATTCATCCTTTGCCGCTACCTCTGACAGCGGTATGATCTGAATGCCATCCTTCTTCCCGTTGGGCGAATACATAAACAGATTGCGGAAGTTACCCGGACCTTTGGCACTTTTCATGGCCTGGCGGATATTATTCACGTCCTCTTGGTTCTGCGCCGCGTCGGTCATGTACATGATGAATCCTGCATGACTGCCATTGATGTAATATTTACGACGAAACAGCGTAGCAGACTCGTTGAGTAGGGCTGACGGGATGGCCGACAGATATCCGGGCAGTCCGTAAATTTCCTGATTAATATCCGGTTCCATAAGGTGAAAGATACTCCCTTTGGTGAACTCATACGGTTGCGTTGTCATGCCGTAATGCACAAACCAGTAAGTGTCTAAATCGATCCCGCGGCGGGTGTATTTCGCCAGCGATGGCTCCAGCGACAGAATGCCGCCAAGCCGGTTGGTGCGCTTCTCCAGATAGGCGTTGCCAAAAACCAGATAGTCCTGCACAAAACGGCTGAATGCCTGCTGACTCAAAAGCGGGTGAGGGATAAATGTGCTGGTCAAAATATTACATTTAACGGCAATCGGTGAGCTGTGATGTACTGCGGCGCGGTAGGTCCGCGCCAGCCCATCAAAGCTTACTGGTGGTTCATACCAGCGATCCATCTGCAAACATTCTACGTAGTCCAGAAGTTCGCGGCGGTCCAGTACCGGAATAGGATCACCAAAGCTGAATGCTTCGGCTGAGGCGCCGCCGGTATGTTGGGTGTTGCGATCAGCCGTTGCGAGGCGGTTCTTACGTTTGCCCATCAAAAAATCTCCACAATGTTGCTGGTATTGGCGGCTTCGCCCTGCAGCGGTTCGTTAAACAGTGCGTGCATCGTTGCCCAGGCCAAATCTGCGTGGCTGGCTTCTTCGCTGCGGCTGGCTTCGTAGGTAGGGCGGTTTCCGCTGGCGGTGGTGGCGCGGCGGATAGCCATAAATGACTGCGCAATGTCGGTATGCCCGGCGTCAAACTCCAGACGGCGGTGGCTGATAATGTCGTATGCTTTGAGCACCAGGGCGTTTTTGACGTTGGGGTTATAAACAAACTCCCGCACGGCAGGGAAAAAGCCTTTTACGTTTTCATAAACACCGTGACCGACACCGGTGGAGTCAATGCCGATGTAGGTCACGTTATACTGCTGAGTCAGTTTACGGATGGCCTCTGCCTGGGCGCGGAAGTCCATTCCGCGCCACTGGTGACGCTCAAGGATGCGGAACTTACCGCCGGGCACCGTTGGCGGGGCAATGACTACGCAGCCAGCGCTGTCACCGTTCTGGGTACCTTTCGCCGGGTCATAGCCGATCCAGACTTCGCGCCAGCCGAACGGGCGCAGGGCCAGCGCCTGAAAGTCCTCCCAGACTTCCCAGCTGTCCACCATGCAGGCCTGCAGGTCAGCCAGTGGGAAAACGGAAGCGAGATCGTCGATGAACTCACACATCAGCAGGTTCTGGTACTCATCGGGGCTGTACTCCAGGCGCAGCTGGTCGAGATCGAACAGGTTGCAGCCACCGCGCACGGCGTCCTCCACCGTCACGATCTGTCTGAACTGACCGTCAGCGCAAAGCAGACCGGCAGCAAGGGCTGAGTGGGTCAGGTCGATATCAGCGCGATCAGCTTTTGCCCGCCCGCGATTGAACAGGGCGCCGGACCAGAACGGGTAAGCGCTGTGCGTCAGGCTGGAAGGCGTTGAGAAATAGGTCTGGCGCCATTTCTTGTGCAGCGCCATACCGGAGGCGACTTTACGTAGTTCCTGAAATTTCGGGATCCAGAAATACTCATCAAGGTACAGGTTGCCGTGGTAGCTCTGTGCGGTGCGGGCGTTGGTCCCGAGAAAATACAGCGTGGCGCCGTTTGGCAGCACCATGGGATCGCCTTTTAATTCCACGTCGACTTCTTTGGCAAACTCGATGATGTACTGCTTAAAAACATGTGCCTGGGCTTTACTGGCTGACAGGAAAATCTGGTTGCGCCCTGTCATAAGGGCGTCCATCAGCGCTTCACGCGCGAAATAATACGTAGCGCCGATCTGGCGCGATTTAAGCACGTTGCGGATGCGGTGCTTAATTCCTGCTTCCCACCAGTGGCGCTGATATTCAAACATTCCGTTGCGGAAAATTTCTTCCAGCTTTTCGATCTGTTCGTCGCTGAACTGGTTTTTTTCAGGTTGTTTACGGGGGCCGCGGTTGCGGTTTTGCACGTTGGGGTTTAGGTCAGCCTCATTACCACCGTTGTTAAATTTACCGATGCGGGCGTGTCGTTCTGACTGGCGGGCCAGCAGGTCTATTTCTTTAAAGTCTTTCCCTTCCTTGTGCTCCTTCATGATGAGCTGGCAATAGCGGGCGGCAGTGGTGAGCTGCATCTGATCGAGTGGGCCGTATTCGCCCCACTTGTCGCGCTTTTTCCAGCTGTGAACGGTTGCAACTTTTTCGCCCAGCATTTCAGCAATGCGGGCTACGCGGTATCCCTGAAAATACAGCAGTAATGCCTGCCTGCGGGGATCGAGGTCTGCGGGGGTCATCGTTTCCATGGCACAAACATACGGCCTTGCCTGGCGCCTTTCCCCGGCTGGCCTTTGTATGGTTTACCGCACAAGGTCCGCGCGTTGTTTCACCCCCTCCATCGCAGCAACCATAAGGCCTCACAGAGTTATTTGATGGAGTCGGTCACATGGCTGTAAAAGCAAAGCGCTTCCGCATCGGTGTGGAAGGGGCAACGACAGACGGGCGCAATATTGAGCGTGCCTGGCTGGAACAGATGGCGGCGAGCTATGACCCGCAGGTGTATACCGCGTTGATTAATCTGGAGCACATCAAGGGTTACACCCCTGACAGCCCTTTCCGCCGTTTCGGGACCGTGGATAAGCTGGAGGCAGAGGAGATTGCAGACGGCCCGCTGAAAGGGAAACTGGCCCTGTATGCGTGGATCACCCCGTCAGAGGACCTGGTGGCGTATACCCGTAATCTGCAAAAGCTGTTTACCTCGATGGAAGTCAATACCAGTTTTGCCGATACCGGCAAAGCCTACCTGGTTGGCCTGGCGGCGACGGATGATCCCGCAAGCCTCGGTACTGAAATGCTGCAGTTTAGCGCCAGCGCCAGAAGTAACCCCCTGGCAGGCCGCAAGCAAAACCCTGAAAACCTCTTTACCGCCGCCGAAGAAACGCTGATCGAGTGGGAAGAAGTCCAGGACGATAAACCCTCCCTGTTTTCCCGCGTTGCCGCGATGTTCACCAAGAAAGAACAGAACGATGAAGCGCGTTTTTCTGACGTGCATCGCGCCGTTGAGCTGATTGCTACTGAACAGCAAAACCTGAGCGAACGCACTGATCACTCCCTGTCTGCGCAGGATACGCGCATTGCTGAGCTGGAAGCCTCCCTGCAGGAACAGCAGACCGCTTTTGCTGAACTGGAGCAGCGGCTGAGCCAGGAAGACAGCCGCAAAGATTATCGCCAGCGCGCGCCGGGCGGAAACGCACCGGCAGGCACACTGACCAATTGCTGATGGAGCATAAGAACCAATGAAAAAGAAAACCCGTTTTGCCTTTAACGCCTACCTGCAGCAGCTGGCACGCCTGAACAACGTGGAAGTGGAAGAACTTTCCAGCAAATTCACCGTTGAGCCGTCGGTACAGCAGACGCTGGAAGACCAGATCCAGCAGTCCGCTGCCTTTCTGACGCTGATTAACATCACCCCGGTGGATGAGCAGTCTGGCCAGCTGCTGGGTCTGGGTGTCGGTAGCACGATTGCCGGTACCACGGATACCACCACCAAAGAGCGCGAACCAACTGACCCGACAGTGATGGCGGACGTGGAATACAAATGCGAACAGACCAACTTTGATACGGTGCTGACCTACGCAAAGCTGGACCTGTGGGCAAAATTCCAGGACTTCCAGGTGCGTATCCGTAACGCCATCGTGAAGCGCCAGGCTCTGGACCGCATCATGATCGGGTTCAACGGCGTGAAGCGTGCCAAAACCTCTGACCGTGACGCCAACCCGATGCTGCAGGACGTAAATAAGGGCTGGCTGCAAAAAATCCGCGAAGATGCGCCGGATCATGTCATGGGCAGCGAAACCAAAGAAGGCGTGACCACCAAAGGCGCCGTGAAGGTTGGTAAGGGTGGCGATTATGACAACCTGGACGCCGTGGTGATGGATGCGGTCAACGAGCTGATCGACCCGGTGTATCAGGATGATGATGATCTGGTGGTGGTCTGTGGTCGTGAGCTGCTGTCTGACAAGTATTTCCCACTGGTTAACAAAGACCAGGAGAACACGGAGAAGCTGGCCGCTGATCTGATCATCAGCCAGAAACGCATGGGTGGCCTGCAGGCTGTACGCGCGCCGTATTTCCCTGCGAATGCACTGCTGATCACCCGCCTGGATAACCTGTCCATTTACTGGCAGGAAGATACCCGCCGTCGTTCTGTTATCGATAACCCGAAACGTGACCGGATCGAGAATTTCGAGTCCGTCAATGAAGCGTATGTGGTTGAGGATTACCGCTGCGCGGCGCTGGTCGAAAACATCCAGATGGGGGATTTCAGCGCGCCAGCTGTACCGGAAGGCGAGGGGGCATAACGCATGAGCCTGAGTCCCGCACGGCAGCACCGCCTGCGCGTCCAGGCTGAACAGGCCGCCCGACAGGGCGGCAATGTTCGCCACGCGACGGGGTATGACCTGATGCTGATGCAGCTGGCGGAGGACCGCCGCCGCCTGAAAGGTATCCAGTCCACAGTGAAGAAAGCCCAAATCAAAGTGGAACTGCTGCCCCGTTATTCCGCCTGGGTGGAGGGGGTGCTGGCTGCTGATGGTGCCCGGCAGGATGACGTGGTGATGTTTGTAATGCTCTGGCGTATCGATGCCGGTGATTATGCCGGTGCGCTGGATGCAGGGCGTCATGCGCTGCGGCACGGATGGGTGATGCCCATCGGAAACCGTAACGTCCAGACAGTGCTGGCAGAGGAAATGGCAGACGCTGCGCAGGCCGCTCTGCTGGCAGGTGAATCTTTCGATGCCGGGTTGTTACTGCAGACACTGGAGCTGACAGACGGCCAGGATATGCCAGACCAGTCACGGGCACGCCTGCATAAAGCGATTGGCGCTGTACTGACCGAAACCAGCCCGGCCTCCGCCCTGAATCACATCAATCATGCGCTGCAGCTTGATCCACGCTGTGGCGTCAAAAAAGAAAAACAGCAGCTGGAGCGCAGATTGCGCAATGACAGCCGTTAACGGAACGTGCCCCGCGCACGGGCGGCACGGGGTGGCGAAAGGCTTTTGCCACATCAAAACCCCGTTCACCGCCCACTATTTCAGGAGAAAGCCCGCATGAAGTTTGTTGCGCCTGAGCAGGCGCCGGAACAGGCGGAAATTATCAAAAATACGCCGTTCTGGCCCGATGTTGATTTATCAGAGTTTCGCAGCGTGATGCGGACGGATGGCACGGTGACGTCACCCCGTCTCGGACAACTCATCCGGTCTGCGATGTCAGAGGTCAATGCGGAGCTGTACGACTTCCGCAAGCGCCAGCAGGCGCTGGGATTTATGACGCTGGCCGATGTACCGGCGGACTTGCTGGACGGTAAAAGCGAACGCATTCACCACTACCACAACGCCGTTTATTGCTGGGCACGTGCGCAGGTGAATGAGCGTTACCAGGACTACGACGCCACGGCCTCCGGTGTGAAAAGGGGGGATGAGCTGGCGGAGGCCAGCGGCGATCTGTGGCGTGATGCGCGCTGGGCAATTAGTCGGGTGCAGGATGCGCCTCACTGTACGGTGGAGCTGATCTGATGAAAGTGCGTGCGTACCAGGGTGACACGGTGGACGCGCTTTGCTGGCGTCATTACGGACGCACGCAGGGCGTCACGGAGCAGGTACTGCAGGCAAATCCGGGGCTGGCTGAGCACGGCCCGTTCTTACCACACGGGCTGCAGGTGGAGCTGCCGGATATTACCACCACTTCCACGGTGCAGACCGTCCAGTTATGGGACTGAAATATGACGCTTGAACGGATCAGCGCCTTCATCACGTACTGCATCGCTGTACTGCTGGCATGGATGGGAGATTTATCGCTTAAGGATGTGTCGACTGTGGGCGGTGTGTTGATTGGCGTGCTGATGCTGGCCATCAACTGGTACTACAAACACAAAACCTACCAGCTGCTGCGCGGCGGAAAAATTACACAGGGGGAATATGAATCCTTCAACCGTTAAACGCTGCCTGGTAGGGGCGGTGCTGGCGATTGCCGCCACCCTGCCGGGCTTTCAGCAACTTCATACCTCAGTGGAAGGGTTGAAGCTGATAGCCGATTACGAGGGCTGCCGCCTGCAGCCGTATCAGTGTGATGCGGGGGTGTGGACCGATGGCATTGGCAATACGTCCGGCGTGGTGCCGGGGAAGACCATCACGGAACGGCAGGCCGCCGGGAGTTTCATCACCAACATTTTAAGGGTGGAGAAGGCGCTGGATCGCTGTGTCCTGGTGAGCGTACCGCAGAACATCTATGACGCGCTGGTATCGCTGGCCTTCAACGTGGGAACCGGCAATGCCTGCGGTTCAACCATGGTGAAGTTTATCAATCAGAAGCGCTGGCGCGATGCCTGCTATCAGTTGCCGCGCTGGGTATACGTCAAAGGCGTATTTAATCCGGGGCTGGACAACCGACGCGCGCGGGAGCTGTTCTGGTGCTTAAAAGGAGCGTAACCATATGACGCGGACACTGGTGATAATTCTGGCGCTGGTACTGGCTGCGTTGGGCTGGCAGTCATGGCGGATGAATGAGGCCAGCCGCACCATCAAGCAGCAAGGGCAGGATCTGAAAACGACAGGCGAAAAACTGGCAAAAACGAACAGCCAGCTGATCGCCCTGTCCATCCTGTCCGAAACCAATTACCGGGAACAGGCAAGGCTTTACGCGGCGGCAGAAAGTACAAACGCGCTGCTGCGAAGCCGTCAGCGCAGAATTGAGGAATTAAAACGTGAAAATGAGGATTTACGCCGCTGGGCTGACACTCATCTGCCTGCTGACGTTATCAGGATGCGCGAACGTCCAGCCCTCGCAGGAGGTGCTGCTTACCGTGAATGGTTGTCCCAGAGTGACGCAGTGCCGCCTGGAAAAGTCGGCGGCACGCACTAACGGTGATCTGCTGACCGCGCTGGATGAAGCGGAGGCGGCCTGGGCGGTCTGCGCCGATAAAGTGGACACGATAATTTCCTGTCAGGAGCGAAACAGTGAACAAGCCTCAATCCTTACGCCGCGCCCTGAATAGCGCGGTGCCATATGTTCGCGATAACCCGGATAAGCTGCATTTGTTCGTTGATAACGGATCGGTGGTGGCGACCGGCGCAGCGTCGTTGTCCTGGGAGTATCGCTATACCCTGAATGTGGTGATTGTGGATTTCAGCGGCGATCAGGGGTTATTGATGGCGCCGGTGGTGGCCTGGCTCATGGAGAATCAGCCGGACGCCATTCATAACCCGGAGCTGCGGGAAAAGTTGCTTTCCTTTGAAGTCGATATTTTGCGCAATGATATCTGTGATATCAGCCTGAACCTGCAACTGACAGAGCGTGTGATAGTCAGCGCTGACGGTGACGTGTCCAACGTCGAAGCGGTGCCGGAACCGGACGAACCGGACGAAATGTGGGCGGTGAGCCGTGGCTGAGCTGCAGGAAGTTGACGCCTGGTTAGATGCGCTCTTGGCGGGTCTGGAGCCTGCCACACGTAAGCGCATGATGCGGGAGCTGGCGCAGCAGCTGCGCAGCAGCCAGCAGGAAAATATCAGGATGCAGCGCAACCCCGACGGGACGGCTTACGAGCCGCGTCGCGTGACGGCCAGAACGAAACAGGGCCGCATCCGTCGGCAGATGTTTGCAAAACTCCGCACCACAAAATACCTGAAAGCCCTCGCCAGCCAGGACGCGGCCAGCGTCGAGTTTGACAATAGAGTGCAACGGATCGCGCGTGTTCATCATTATGGGCTGAGAGACCGAGTGAGTAAAAAAGGCCCCAATGTACAATACGATAAGCGTCGTTTACTGGGGCTGAATGATTTAACACTCTCTCTAACCAGAGATATATTAATTCAGTGGGTTAGTAGTTAAATCTTATCTCTTGATACTCGTGCTAAATCAATTAATTTGAGAATTATTTTTTCTTGCGGAAGGTAAGGTGTTTTCTCGAAGGTAATATTGTGGGACCTTAGGTTGTTTAGTATTTTACTGAACTCTTCGGTATTTCCTCCTGAAAGTAAGAGGGATATCTTTTGGTTGTCATAATCATTACTCATTTGCATGTTGTATTTAATGAATACAATGAATAAGCGCAAAATATATACAATAAATAGTAGACTTGATAGTATTAAAAGAATCGGCCCAGCGATTTCTAATATTTTTGTTAGTGTGTTTTCTTGTTTGGTGACAGGGGCGGTGGTGAGTTGTGAATTTAAAATGTTTCCGATGTTTGAAGATGACTTGAAATTATCTAGGCTTTGAATTAATTCACGAGTTGCATTGTTTAAACCTGTTATAGCAGTCAGGGTTGAATGAGTCTCTGTTGCTGCTCTCGTTAGGGAAGATAATAAATCTTCTCTATCGTTGCTCTTTATTTTTATGTAAAAAAGAGATGTGGAAATTGAAACCAATGATATTAAAAGGGCGTATATAAAAAGGATTGTCGTCATTTTTGAGCGACTGGCTCTTTTATTCAAGGTAGCCAATGCTGCGGAATATTGCTCTTCATTCAAATTCATTGTAAGTACTCATGTTGTTAATCCCAGATTGTGCCATTTATAGCACAACTTGGGTGAGCTAGCGAAAAGAAAAATAAAGCCGTCAGCACAGAATTGAGGAGTTAAAACGTGAAAATGAAGATTTACGCCGCTGGGCTGACATTCTTCTGCTTGCTGACATTATCAGGATGCGCGAACGTCCAGCCCTCGCCAGCCAGGACGCAGCAAGCGTCGAGTTTGAGAGCCGGGTGCAGCGCATAGCCCGCGTGCATAACTATGGCTTGCGTGATCGGGTCAGCCGTAAAGGGCCGGAAGTCAAATATGCAGAGCGCCGGTTGCTCGGCATCAATGATGAATCAGAAGACATTACACGAGACGTCTTACTGCGTTGGTTGTCACAGTGATTTTGTGTCAGGGATGACACAACCCGCCACGCTGCCGCACTCCTTCCGCGCGTGGCAATCTTGCCTTCATGAATACGCAATTAACCGAAATCATGCGCCTTATCACCAATCTGATCCGCACCGGTATTGTGACCGAAGTGGACCGGGACGGCTGGCTGTGCCGGGTGAAAACGGGCGACCTCGAAACCAACTGGATTAACTGGCTGACCTACCGTGCAGGTAAATCACGCACCTGGTGGTGTCCGTCTCCAGGGGAGCAGGTGGTGCTGTTCAGCCTGGGCGGCAATCTGGAAACAGCCTTTGCGCTTCCGGCCATCTACTCCAACGCCTGCCCGCCGCCGTCAGATTCTGAAAGTGCGGACGTGACCGCATACGAGGATGGCGGCTGGTTCGAATACGACCCCGCCACCGGGCGCTGGATTATTCGCGGCGTGAAAAGCGTGCTGATTGAGTCTTCGCAGGTTGTCTCCTGCAAAACCGGTGAGTTTGTGATCGAGGCTGACACCACCCGTATTAACAGCAACGTGATCCTGAACGGCGATGTGACCCACGGCGGCGGCGCGATGACGTCAAACGGCGTCGTTGCTGATAAGCATAAACACCCTGGCGACAGTGGCGGAACGACGGGAGATCCATTTTGACGCTCTATATCGGGATGAGCCGCGATACCGGCAGAGCCATTACGGAAACTGACCACCTGCGCCAGTCGGTGCGTGACATTTTGCTGACCCCGCAAGGGAGCCGGCTTGCGCGCCGGGAGTATGGTTCCCTGCTTTCAGCGCTCATTGACCAGCCGCAAAACCCGGCGCTGCGCCTGCAGATCATGGCTGCGGTGTATGTGGCGCTGCGGCGCTGGGAGCCGCGGCTGCAGCTGGACACCATCACGGTTAACAGCAGCAACATGGATGGCGCAATGGTTATTGAGCTGGCAGGCCAGCGTAATGACGGCGTGCCCGTGTCCCTTTCCGTATCGACAGGAGCAGACAATGGCCGTTATTGACCTTTCCCAGCTGCCGCCGCCGCAAATTGTGGATGTGCCGGATTTTGAAACCCTGCTGACTGAGCGCAAGGCTGAATTTGTCGCGTTATTTCCGGCAGAAGAGCAGGAGGCCGTGGCCCGCACCTTAACGCTTGAGTCTGAGCCGGTGGTGAAAATGCTGCAGGAAAATGTGTACCGGGAGCTGCTGCTGCGCCAGCGGATTAACGAGGCGGCGAGAGCCGTGATGGTGGCCTATTCCGGCGGGGATGACCTGGACAATTTAGGCGCAAATAACAACGTACAGCGCCGGGTGATTACAGCTGCGGACGACACCACAACGCCGCCCACGGAGGCGGTCATGGAATCTGACGCGGATTATCGCCAGCGCATCCCGGCGGCCTTTGAGGGGATGAGCGTTGCCGGGCCAGTCGGAGCCTATGAATATCACGCGCTTAGCTCGGATGGGCGGGTGGCGGACGCGTCGGCGTTCAGCCCGTCACCGGCGGAAGTCGTGGTGACTATTCTGGCCCGCGACGGCGATGGTACTGCGCCGGAAGACTTACTGCAGGTCGTCGGTGAGGCCCTGAATGATGAGGCTGTGCGGCCGGTGGCGGATCGGGTGAGTGTCCGATCTGCTGAGATTGTCCCCTACGAAATTGATGCGGTTCTTTATGTCTATCCCGGCCCGGCAAAGGAACCCATCCTGGCGGCCGCGAAAGCGCAGGGTACGGCATATATCAACGAGCAGCGTCGCCTGGGGCGTGACGTGCGGCTGTCTGCGATCTATGCCGCTCTGCATGTTCAGGGCGTCCAGCGCGTTGAGCTGATGAAGCCCCTGGCGGACATGGTGTTAGATAAAACGCAGGCGTCCTATTGCACCGATTTTAAAGCAGAAATTGGTGGCTCTGATGAGTAGCAGCCTGTTACCGCCGGGGTCGTCTGCGCTGGAGCGCAGGCTGGCGCAGGCATGTTCCGGCATCAGTGATTTAAACGTGCCGCTGCGTGACCTGTGGAACCCGTGGAAATGCCCGACAAAGTTCCTGCCGTATCTGGCCTGGGCTTTCTCCGTTGACCGATGGGAGGAAAACTGGACAGAAACCGCTAAGCGGCAGGCGGTCAGTGATGCTTTCTGGATCCATCAGCGTAAAGGGACGGTGGCGGCGGTTAAGCGGGTGATCGAGGGGCTGGGGTACTCAATGACTCTTGAGGAGTGGTGGGAGGTGGCCGACCCCGCAGGCACATTCCGTCTTGAGATTGACCTTAATGATATTGGCATAACCGAGCCGATGATTGCCGAACTTGAGCGAATTATTGGAGACGCGAAGCCAGTCAGTCGGCATATATCTCAGCTAACATTATCAGCCAGCACAGGCAGTATTACCAGTATTGGTACAGCGGCGTTTGATGGCGAAGTAATCACAGTTTATCCAAAGGGTTATCTTCCTGATGACAGTATTTATTTTGATGAGGTCGCCAGTTATGACGGCAATTATTACTATTCCGGGGATTAAAAATGTCGACAATTAACGGATCTGTAAAATGGGAAAATGATATCCCATTAATCACTCGCAGCGATAAAGTGGCAGGTGGAAAAGAAGGACTGATAAATATTCAGACGGAGAAACTTGTTAACCGAACAGAATTCCTGCGGGATAAAATCGATGCCACCAGTTCACTGATTAAATCAGGTGATATGCCCTATGCCAGCGAGGCGGCAGCTCAAAAAGCGATTGATGAGGGAATTATCCCCACCGATGGATTGTTTTCTGTTCGTAGCGAAAATCCGCTTTTATGGTGTGCTGAATATAAAAATATTTCAGGGGTGCCGGTTCCGACAGGTAAAAATATCGCGTCCTCACTGTTAACTGCGCCAGCGGTTCGACCAGATTCGGATGACCCCAAGGGATTGCATAAGGGGCTGAGTATTACCGATAACGGTCAGGCGTTTTATGTGATCCATGAGGATAAAATCAGTTATTACCGGAATGACGGCGGCGAAGCTGTGGCGTTTCTGGATATTCCGTCATCCGGACAGCTGGATAATGTTAGCGGATATGTGACTTCACGTCTTTATAACAGTGTGATGCCAGGTGTTTCATTCCTTTTACAGGACGATGAAACTGGCGTCATTATGTTCGGTGACGATGAGCAAACCCATGTTCCCGCTCTTTCCCTGAAATATGGTTCAGACCTGGCTTATTCGGTGGATTCAATCCCGGGCGTGGCTCATGTTGAGCTGGACGAAAACGGAAATGTTTTGCGTTGGGTAGATGATTCAGGTATTCCCCACGGGGCGGCTAAAGACGACAGCGCCGGCTCGACGGCGGTAATAACGTCTTCGCCGGTTATTTCACCACAGTTTTATGATGCGGAACTTGTGTCAGAAATTGGTTATAACCAGTGGATTAACAACGTTGCGGTGAAATTCGGGCGGGATTATTTTTTCAGTGGCGTACGACTTGGGACGACTGCGCCAGAACGTATTCTGGGGAATCTGGCAATCTGCCGCCGTCAGGGAGAGCGCGGCAAATTTGGGTGCTATGAGTTTGGCCCGCGCGCGGCAGTCCTGGGCAATACGGCATCAACGGACGACCACGACGCACCATCAATTTTGCTTGATACGCGAGCTGGCGCCAAAAAACCCATCATGATTTTTCAGGCCGACCATTCGGGGTCGACCGTCTGGCTGCGTAAATGGGAATCCTTAACGCTTGATCCGGCAAATTTAACCGGGCCGGAAACCGTGTCGGACACGTCGAATATGACGTATGCACAGTCATACCGTAACCCACATAATCAGGATGAAATTCTGGTATTCGCGCGTCGCGGTTCGACAAACTCCGCCCGGTGGGTTGTGCACCACTCGGCGGATAACGGAGAAACCTGGCGGTCAAATCCGTTTATCGGCGGCTCAGATTTGTATATGACCAGCTGCCAGAGCGCAGATGGTGAAGCGGTACACATCGCCATTCAGCAGCACCCACGATCAACGGATACGCGGGTGCTGTACATGAAAGTTAAATGGGACAGTAAGTCACTGGTTAACTACGCGGGTGACGTACTGCTTGCTGATGTGACAACTGACGCCTACGTTAACCCCTTTGGCAGCAAAATTCCTGACGTTGTTTTTGAAGCCTCGCTGGCGACAAATACAAAACGGCTTTTTGAGGTTAAAGATGATGGCGCATCGCTGTTATTTCTTATTGCCGAGTTTAATGCGAAAAACTATTCCTATCGTCGGATGAAATTGTCGAAGTTTTCAGGTTCAGAGCCCGTAATCTACGACGTTGGCGATTGCGGATCTCCAATGAACGATGATGACGCGACATTTTACGTACCAGGCGGGACGATTATTTCCGATACAGATATCCTTGTGTGCACCTGGGTTAAAGTCCCGGCCATGGGTAGATTAACCCGCTATACATTCGATGGTGAAAGCTGGAACGGAGCCATTATTGATGAGGTGACAGACGGTAGAAAAATATGCCGACCGCTTGTTTTCCGTGAATATTATCAGAGTGGTGGTGTACTGAAATATGAGGATATAAACACCGTTGTGTATTTGCGTGGTGTTTATAACGCCTATCGTAACTTTGATTTAGATGCAGTGCTGATTAACGTGTGAGGACAAAATGACGTCGATTATTAAAATGCGTGGTGCCGCGCTCAAAAATCCCATTCTGACGCTGGATGACCTACCATTCTCGCGGCAGAAGTGTATTAACTGGCTGGGGGCTGACAATATCACTGCGTCGGCTTTCGGTGTCGAGACGATAAATGATTATCAGAATGGTCAGGTTTATCCGTCCATTGACACCTCTGCCCGCACTCGTGTTTGCCAGCTGGAGACAGAAAAAGGAATTAATGTTTTGAAATTCAGCCCCGAAGGCTTTGCGGTCAATACCATCAATGCCTATCGGGTACTGAATCCGGAGCAGTTTTCTGATAAGTCGGCACTCGCATTTGCCATGCTGGTCAAGGCGGAGTCAACTGACTATTCATCAGGGTACCGCGCTATATTTCATATCGGCATGATGAACAGTCTTGGCAGCAATGTCCCGATGATTCGTCTTCAGTTCACGGCAAATAACAGTTTCAGTGTAATAGCACGACATTCATCGGCGGATGAAGTAGCTGAACAGGTGGGAATGAATGGCCTGACAGAAGGCTATAACGTCATTTTTGTTGAGCTGGATTACATCAATCAGACTATCAGAACAAAACTGAATGATGGCGTAGTAGTCACTAAACCTGCATTTACGGGTGCAGACGGTAAAAACATCGTGACGCCCGCTGCGGTCGTGGGGCTGGGTGGGTACCTTTCGAACTCCGGTCAGGCCGGGCGAACCACCATATTTTCAGGTTCACTGCGTGAAATGAGCATTTTTTCAGGTCCACTTACGGACAGTGAAATTACGTCGGTTACTGGCTGGCTGTCAGCAAAACGCCGACAGCTGAATAATTCGCGGTGAATCTGACTTCCGGGAAGGTGACATATGGCTTATTACGCGATTTTAACTGAGCACGGGGAAGAGCGATTTGCTCAGGCAGCGTTAACCGGAGAGCAGGTCGGCTTTGCTGAAATGGCCGTTGGGGATGGTGCGGGTGCTGAAATAGTACCGACCCGCGAATTCACCGGACTGGTTAACGAACTGTATCGCGCGCCCCTGAATCGTGTGGCTATTGCTGACCAGGCAAAAAACGTGATCCGCACGGAAATGATTATGCTGCCCGAGGTCGGAGGGTTCTGGCTGCGAGAAGCGGCTTTGTATGATGATGACGGTGTGTGCCTTGCGATTGCAAGTATTCCCCCATCATATAAACCGTTACTGAATCAGGGGGCAGGGAGGCTTCAGGCGCTTAACATCTGGATTTCAGTCGCCAGAACCGCTGACGTAGTGCTTAAAACTGATCCGGCGGTCATCATTGCCACAGCAAGTGAAGTGCTTAGAGCAAAATCTGAGGCAAAAGATTATACAGATAAAGTTGCAGGCCAGCTTGATAACGATATTCAGCGGACTATTACTTATGCCATTACAGCGGCAAAGCGAGATTTCTGGGAAGATGATAATCCGGTTGGCACCACCCGCTTTTTTAACCAGAACATCAATCCCAATGAGCGCTGGCCGTGGTCGCAATGGGTGTACACCGGCGAAAACAAAACGATCCGCGTCGGCAAGGCTGACGGTTCGGACGTCGGGCAGACAGGCGGCAGCGATACCGTCACCCTCCAGCGGGCTAACCTGCCCGCTGTGCAGGTTGACGTCAGTGGCGAAACCAGCGAACTCCCCGGGCAGGAACTGACCACCAGGGAGGCAGGACGGCATAAACACAAAGGCGGAATGCTCGCCCCGGGTGAGGTCTGGGATGATAATTACATAGTCGGTTCGGATAACGACAGCCGCCGCACCAGAAATTATACGGATGAGGTGGCCGATCATAGCCATATTGTGGACTTGCCGTCCCACAAACACACGACCACCGGCAAAACCGAAAACCTCGGTGAAGGGAAATCAATCAGCGTGGTTGAGGCCCACACACTGCTGATGTGCTGGAGCCGCGTTGCCTGATAAATCCCGGTATCAGTCTGCCCCTATAAGGGGCTTTTTTCTGTCTGCGGTTGTGCCATTGACGGTACAACGGCCATCAACGGCTTGCGGTGAATGATTTCCCTACCATGGGTGAACCCCTAAACAGGAGATTCATTCATGGCGCAAGACTATCACCATGGCGTGCGTGTTGTTGAGGTTAACGACGGCACCCGCTCTATCACGACGGTGAGCACGGCGATTGTGGGCATGGTATGCACCGGCGATGATGCCGATGCCTCCGTGTTCCCGCTCAATAAGCCGGTTCTGCTTACCGATGTACTGACCGCCAGCGGCAAAGCGGGCGAGTCCGGCACGCTGGCCCGCTCACTGGACGCCATCGCAGACCAGGCAAAACCCGTCACCGTAGTGGTGCGTGTTGCCCAGGGCGAAACCGAAGCGGAAACCACCTCCAATATTATCGGCGGCGTAACCGCTGACGGTAAGAAAACGGGCATCAAAGCGCTGCTTTCGGCGCAGTCGCAGCTGGGTGTTAAGCCTCGCATTCTTGGCGTGCCGGGCCATGACACGCAGGCTGTTTCCTCTGAACTGTTAAGCGTGGCGCAGAGCCTGCGCGGCTTTGCGTACCTGTCTGCCTACGGTTGTAAAACCGTGGAAGAAGCGATTGCCTACCGCGAAAATTTCAGTCAGCGAGAAGGGATGTTGATCTGGCCTGATTTCATCAACTTTGACACGGTGCTGCAGGCGGATGCGACCGCTTACGCCACTGCCCGCGCGCTGGGTCTGCGTGCGAAAATCGACGAGCAGACCGGCTGGCACAAAACCCTTTCTAACGTGGGCGTCAACGGCGTAACCGGCTTGTCTGCGGATGTGTTCTGGGATCTGCAGGACCCGGCAACCGATGCCGGACTGCTGAACCAGAACGACGTCACCACCTTGATCCGCAAGGATGGTTTCCGCTTCTGGGGTTCCCGCTGCCTCAGCGATGACCCGTTATTCCAGTTTGAAAACTATACCCGTACCGCGCAGGTGCTGGCAGACACCATGGCGGAGGCGCATATGTGGGCGGTGGACATGCCGCTTAACCCTTCGCTGGCTCGCGACATTATCGAAGGTATCCGCGCCAAAATGCGCAGCCTGGTAAATCAGGGCTACCTCATCGGCGGAGATTGCTGGATTGATGACAGTGTGAATGACAAAGACACGCTGAAAGCCGGGAAACTCTGGATCGACTACGACTATACGCCAGTGCCGCCACTGGAAAACCTGATGCTGCGCCAGCGCATCACTGACCGTTACCTGGTGGATTTCACTACCCGCGTAAGCGCATAAGGGGGACCCATGGCCTTACCACGCAAGTTAAAACACCTGAATATTTTTAACGCCGGTAACAACTGGATGGGCATTGCTGAATCCGTCACCCTGCCGAAATTCACCCGCAAGCTGGAAAACTACCGCGGCGGCGGTATGCCCGGTTCAGTCGGTATTGATCTGGGGCTGGATGATGGCGCGCTGGATACGGAAATGACCATCGGCGGTACGGAGGCGCTTCTGTTTAAACAGATGGGCAAAGCCACGGTGGACGGCGTGCAGCTGCGCTTTACCGGGTCTATTCAGCGCGACGACACCGGCGAAGTGCAGGCCGTTGAGCTGGTCGTCCGTGGGCGCCACAAAGAGGTGGATTCCGGCGAGTGGAAAACCGGCGAGAGCAATTCCACCAAAGTCAGCAGCGTTAACTGTTACGCGAAGCTGACCATTAACGGTGAAGTGCTCTATGAGGTCGATGCGATCAACATGATTGAAGTTGTTGATGGTGTTGACCTGATGGAAGAACACCGTAACGCCATCGGTCTGTAATTTTTTCCTGGCGCGCGAGGTCGCGCCAGCCAACCCATAACAGGAAAAGAGCATGAGTGAGAAAACAGAAGCAACGGTGAAACTGGATAGCCCGATTAAGCGCGGTGATACCACGATTACGGAAATTGTGCTGCGTAAGCCGCAATCCGGCGCGCTGCGCGGTACGCGACTGCAGGCGGTGATGGAAATGGACGTGGCCTCTATGATGACCGTGATCCCCCGCATCTCCACACCAACGCTGACCCCGCAGGAAATGGCGGACCTCGACCCGGCAGACCTGGCCGCGATGTCTGTCGAGGTGGTCCTTTTTTTGTTGCCGAAGTCGGCACTTGCCGATTTGCCGACAGCCTGATGGTAGATGACCTGGTGGCGGATATCGCCACGATCTTTCACTGGCCGCCGTCCGTCACTGACGTTATGTCGCTGACGGAAGTGCTGGAGTGGCGGCACAGAGCGATAATGCGTAGCGGGGCCAGCGATGAGTGATAAAAACCTGCGCCTGCAGGTGGTTCTGAATGCGGTTGATAAACTCACCCGCCCTTTAAAAAATGCGCTGGCTGGCTCGAAGGAGCTGGCCTCCGGCATCCGGCAGACCCGTGATCAGCTTAAACGGCTTAACGACGCGGGGAGCCAGTTAAAATCTTTTGATCAACTCTCACAGAGCCTGAACCGGACCAGCAACGAGCTGGACCAGGCGAGGCTGCGTGCGCAGATGATGACGCGCGAGCTGGCAGCGCTCGAATCCCCCACGAAAAAACAAACGCAGGCGCTTGAGGCGCAATGGCGCGCCGTATCACGCCTGGAACAAAAGCAGGGGCAGGAAACGCGGCAGATGGCGGCAGCCAGGGCGGAGCTGTACCGCCTCGGCATCTCTGCGGGCGGTGGCGCCCGTGAAACGGCCAGAATTACCTGAGAAACGGATCGCTATAACCAGCAGCTGGCAGAGCAGGAACGGCGATTGCGCGAGGTTGGCGAGCGCCAGCGCAAGCTGAATGCGATCAGGGCCAAAGCTGACAAGATGCGCGACGTGCGTAACAGCCTGGCAGGGAATGGGGCCGGGATGATGGCGGCCGGGGTGACAACGGGCGCGACCTTGCTGGCGCCCATTCGCGCCTACTCGGAATCAGAGAACGCCGCTAACCAGCTGGCAGGCTCAATGATGGGACCGGGCGGAAAGGTGGCGCCTGAGTTCCTGAAGCTGAACAAGCTGGCGATTGCCCTGGGGGACCGGTTGCCCGGTACCACGGCAGATTTTCAGAACATGATGACCATGTTACGCCGTCAGGGGATGTCAGCGCAGGTTATCCTGGGCGGGCTGGGTGAGTCGGCGGCTTACCTTGGCGTACAGCTGCAGATGGCCCCGACTGATGCTGCCGAGTTCGCTGCGAAACTGCAGGACGCCACGCAGACCACCGAAAAAGACATGATGAGCCTGATGGACGTGATCCAGCGGGGTTATTACGCGGGCGTTGACCCTGGCAATATGCTGCAGGGATTTTCAAAAATCAGCGCCGCGATGGACATTATCAAGCTCCAAGGCCTGGACGCTGCAAAAACCTTCGCGCCGCTGCTGGTCATGGCTGATCAGGCGTCGATGGCAGGGGAGTCTGCTGGTAATGCCTATCGAAAGATTTTTCAGGCCACACTGAACAATAAAAAGATTGATAAAGCAAATGATGTACTTGCAGGGACAGGTATAAAGCTGAGTTTTCAGAACAGTAAAGGCCAGTTTGCGGGGCTGGAAAACCTGTATAAGCAACTGGATAAGCTGAATAAAATTACCGACGATGGGAAAAAGCAGGCTGTTAAAGCAACCCTCTTTGGTGATGACGCGGAAACCCTGCAGGCACTGAACATCATGATCACAAAAGGGATAGCGGGCTATCGTGAAACCGCCGCCAAACTGGAGAACCAGGCGACCCTGCGTGAGCGTGTAGAAGCGTCACTTAATACCCTGGGGAATAAATGGGAAGCCGCTGGCGGCTCGTTTACTAACGCCATGGCGAGCATCGGTGAAACCGTCGCGCCTGTACTGAAAAATATTGCTGACTGGTTAGGCGATCTGGCGTCAGCTCTCGACGGGTTTGTTAAGCGTCATCCGCAATTGACAGCCGCACTTTTCAAGATTGCGGCCGTATTTGCCATCGTTGCTACTGCTGCGGGTGTGTTGTCGCTGGCGCTGGCGTCCATCCTGGGACCGATGGCAATTGTACGGGTAAGCGCCGGGGTTTTGGGCCTTAAATTTACCTCTGCGTTTGCCCTTATCACGAAAGTGATTAGCGGTACGGGCCATGCGATCCTGTGGCTGGGTAGATTGATGATGGCTAACCCCATACTGGCGATAATTGGCCTCATTGCGATGGGGGCCATTTACATCTGGCAGAACTGGGAAACGCTGGGGCCGAAGTTTAAAGCACTGTGGGATGCCATCTCATCCGCCGTGTCAGGGGCATGGGCTGTGATTAAGCAGAGTATCAGCAATAAATGGGATGAAATTCTGAATGATGTTGCCGCGCTGCCCGCGAAGTTTAAAGAAGTGGGCGGAGCAATCATTGACGGCATCCTGAGCGGTATCAATGAGAAATGGGAGACGCTCAAGAGCAAGCTGGCATCGGTAAAAAGCTATCTGCCGGACTGGATGACCGGCGGCGACAAATCACCTGGTGCCACCCAGCAAAAAGGCGCCGGAGGATTCTTTGCGGGGATGTATGACAGTGGCGGCTATATTCCACGTGGGCAGGTGGGTATTGCTGGCGAGAATGGCCCGGAGCTGATTAACGGTCCGGCCTATGTGACCAGCCGCAGGAGAACGGCCGCGCTGGCGTCCGTAGTCGCCGGAATGATGGGGGGAGCAATGCCAGCAGAGGCCGCCCCGCTTCATCCCATGAGTCTGCCGGCAGCTTCATACCGTCCTGTAACTGATAAGCCAGCAGGCAGCCAGCCTGTATTCCAGTTTGAAACCCATGCGCAAATTATTATCCAGGCTCTGCCCGGTCAGAGCGCGCAGGATATTGCGCAGGAAGTTGCACGGCAGCTTGATGCGCGCGAGCGACGCATGAAGGCGAAGGCCCGCAGCAATTTCAGTGATCAAGGGGGGTACGATTCATGATGATGGTCCTGGGCTTGTTTGTGTTTCAGCTGCGCACGGTTCCCTATCAGCAACTGCAGTATCAGCGGAACTGGCGCCATGTGACCAACAACCGCGTTAATCGCCGTCCGACAACGCAATTTTTGGGGCCAGATAACGATCAGCTGACGCTCTCCGGCGTCCTCATGCCGGAAGTGACCGGCGGCCGGTTGTCGTTGCTGGCGCTGGAGCTGATGGCAGAGCAGGGGAAGGCGTGGCCGCTGATCGAGGGTGGTGGGACTATCTACGGCATGTATGTGATTGAGAGCCTTAACCAGACGAAAACGGAATTTTTCGCCAGTGGGGAAGCCAGGAAAATAGAGTTTTCGCTGGGGCTTAAACGGGTGGATGAGTCCCTGTCTGAAATGTTCGGCAGTCTGAGCGATCAGCTTAGCAGTCTGCAGGATTCTGCCGCCGCCGCAGTAGGGAACATCAGATCCACGGTAGGAGGGTTGCTGCAGTGAGCGAGATGGCTGATTTACTCAACCTCGGAAGCAAGACCCCGGCCTTTCGGATCGTGATTGAAGGTAAAGATGCCACGCAGACGCTGGATAAACGTCTGCTGGGTATGACACTGACCGACAACCGCGGATTTGAAGCTGACCAGCTTGATCTGGAGCTGGACGACGCCGACGGCCTGGTAATTATGCCGCGTCGTGGTGCAGTGATTTCTCTGGCGCTGGGATGGAAAGGCGAGCCGCTGTACTCAAAAGGTAAGTTTACCGTTGACGAAATAGAGCATAGCGGCAGCCCGGACAGGCTGACAATCCGTGCCCGTAGTGCTGATTTCAGGGAAACGCTGAATGTCCGGCGTGAGAAGTCCTGGCACAAAACGACGGTGGGCGATGTGGTGAAAGACATTGCCGCACGGCACAGCCTTAAAGTTGCTATAGGAAATGATGTTGCTGCGATGGCGCTGGATCACCTGGACCAGACCAACGAAAGCGACGCCAGCTTTTTAATGAAGCTGGCGCGGCAGTATGGCGCGATTGCCTCAGTCAAGGACGGTAATCTGCTATTTATCCGGCAGGGGCAGGGGAAAACAGCAAGTGGTAAACCGTTGCCGGTCATCACTATTACCCGTAAGGACGGAGACAGTCACCGGTTTAGCCTGGCTGACAGGGGAGCATATACGGGTGTTATCGCTCACTGGCTGCATACCCGGGAACCGGAAAAGAAAGAAACGGCAAATGTGAAGCGCCGCCGGAGGACGACAAAACCCAAAGAGCCGGAAGCAAAGCAGGGGGATTACCTGGTCGGAACGGATGAGAATGTGCTTGTTCTGAACCGTACCTATGCGAACCGCAGTAATGCAGAACGGGCAGCAAAAATGAACTGGGAGCGGCTGCAGCGCGGTGTGGCGTCATTTTCTCTCCAGCTGGCAGAAGGCCGCGCGGATCTCTATACGGAAATGCCCGTTAAGGTCAGCGGTTTTAAACAGCCCATTGATGATGCGGAATGGACCATCACAACGTTAACGCACACGGTCAACCCGGATAGCGGATTCACAACCAGCATCGAACTGGAAGTGAAAATAGATGATCTCAATATTGAATAATTGGTTCTCCATATTGATATTGTGTATTATTAACGCGACTTCAGAGGCGGCGGCGGAGAAACGGAAATGATGAATTGCCCAAAATGCGGACATGCGGCGCATACACGAAGTAGCTTTCGAGTAACAGACCAGACAAAAGAGCGGTATTGTCAGTGCCAGAACATCAATTGCGGTGCTACGTTTATTACTCACGAAACCGTCGTGAGGTTCATCATGACGCCAGGTGTAATTGATAACGCCCCGCCGCATCCGGCAACAAGCGGGCAGGGGCATATGAATTTTTGAGCTTTTAACCTACAAATCGAAGAGGGTTTACGGAATAGGTTTGATAAAGCTTTGCCTGTAAGCCCGCGCTTCATCAAAAGTCATCTTGCCCGTGTTTTTACATTCAGCACCGCCAGCATCTATCTCAAAACCTTGATCAAGTGAGACGTTGAGTAACCTAATCTTCTTAATTGTTTCGGGTTTCCACTTATGCATTGATAGGTCAGTGCAAATGCCTTCAAACATTGCATCAGCTGCATCAGGGTGCAACTTCTGTTTGCTGTATTTGATCGAGAGTACTCCGCTTTCCAGGCTATGCGTCCTTGTGTCAAATACAGCAATTAAATTTTCTATCGAGTCCGGGATTTTGTCGGCGAAAACGTTACATGAAGCCAAGAGTAACAGCATCAAAAGAGATTTTTTCATATCAGTAGTCCTTTGCATGGTTAAATGTCTGCCGCCATTTTGCCGCCACGATCCAAAAAAAAGGGGCTACGCTTTCACGTAACCCCTTGTTTTATTTGGTGGAGCTGGCGGGAGTTGAACCCGCGTCCGAAATTCCTACATCCTCGGCACTACATGCTTAGTCAGTCTTTACATTCGCTTGCCAGCTGCGGACAGACACGCCACTAACAAACTAGCCTGATTAGATTTAACGCTTCAACCCCAGGCAGGGCATCCACGCGATCTCTTTTGGGTTTGACCTCTCTTTGATCCCCGTCTTAAGAGCGGAAGCTAGGGAGAGAGGGCTCAGAGCAGGTTATTAAGCTGCTAAAGCGTAGTTTTCGTCGTTTGCGACTATTTTTTGCGGCTTTTTACGAGGCCAACCGCCCCTCGGCATGCACCTTGGGTTTCGCAAATCCCGTCGAATCCAGAATCAGCCCCAATGTGTAGGTCAAGTATAACAGATTTGTGAATGTCGTTACCAGCCCCATAACGCAGGATTCTTTCAGCAGGGGTGGACGAAAAAGCAGCATCAACAAGGATATAGCGTAAGGGCCAGCGAGAGCTGGCCCTCAGGGGAGGGGGTTAGCGTCCGGCGTGCTTCATAATACGCGCCTTATCCAGCGCCCATTCACGATCTTTCAGATCGGTACGCTTGTCATGCTGTTTCTTACCTTTGGCGACGCCGATTTTCACTTTGCACCAGGCATTCTTCCAGTACAGCGACAGGGCGACAACGGTGTAACCTTCGCGGTTAATGCGGCCGTACAGCGTATCGAGTTCGCGCTGGTTGAGCAGCAGCTTACGGGTGCGCGTCGGGTCGCAGACATAGTGGGTGGAAGCCACGGCCATGGGCGTAAAGTTGGCGCCGAACAGGAAGGCTTCGCCATCCTTCAGGATGACATAGCTATCGCCGATGTTGGCTTTGCCTGCGCGCAGGGATTTGACTTCCCAGCCCTGCAGGGCGAGACCAGCCTCGTATTCATCTTCGATAAAGTATTCGTGACGGGCGCGTTTATTCAGCGCAATGGTGGCTGATCCAGGTTTGTGGGCTTTTTTCTTAGTCAT